CCATCATCAGGTCCATGCCATTCACAAACCGAATGGAGAGCGTTGTGGTGTTGTCGGACCTGGGGGACAGGAGCGAGGCAAGTCGAGGTGTGGAGCGGATCATGGGGAGGATCCGCCGGCGGGCAATCCTCTTTGTCACCTTCTCGTCAGGCATGACATACATGGCGGATCCGGGATCCTGATCGATCGAATATCCAAGGCAATTAAAGGCGATCTGTGTCTTCACGACTTGAGGGGCAAAGCACAGGTAGACTTCCCGGATGTACGGTGTCGACCAACAATCCATGGGCTCGACGGCGAATGGTGTGACACTGTTTCGCCAGCGCCCGGGCGTGGCGCCGCCCACGACGATGCGGTACCGTTCGGCCCACTGAGAAACGGTCAGGGGCCTGCCGGTCCGTGGATCCCGCTCGCGGGCCTTGAAGGCGCGCCTCTCACCGTCGGTGAAGCGGATAGAAGAGGGAAGGACTGTAATATCAGGCAAAAGGGTTCGGTGGGAACTGGGCGTGACGGTGTTCAGCACTGGTCGCCATCCTCATCAAATTCCTCTTCTTCGGCCTCATCCTTGTCGGCCTTCTCAAAGATCCGCTCGTAGGCCGCGGTATCGACCTTGAACTCCTCCCTTTGAAGGTACCGGGCGAGCCATTCCTCGAGGGCATCGAGACAGTAGGCGACAAGATCCGGGATCTTGGTTTCGTCACCAGACACAATGTTGGTTATGGCTGCAGCCTGGCCGCGGAAGAAGTTTTCGCCGTCAGCGCGGAAGATGGCGGCCCGCGCGGCGAGTTCGCTCTCCAGCATGTCCCTGGGGACGAGCTTCCCCTCCATGGCCCCCGCCTTGAGCTCCCAGTGCCGGGCCCGGGCGTTCCTCTCGCGCAGCGAGGCCGCGGCTTCTTCCTTCTGATGCGCGTCAAATAACTGTTTTCCCGAGGGCGTCCCGTCAGCGAGCTTGAGGTACGTCTGGGCGTATTTCTCTACATCGGCCAGAAGATAGTTGCCGTCCTTGGTGGCCTTGATCTTGCCGGCCGCCTGGTGGTTGTAGACCGACGATTTCTTGATCTTGTATCCCTGCTTCTCTAGATACTGCACCACGGCGTGGAGGTTCTTGAAGGCCTCGGGCTCATTTGCATTGTCGCCTTTGAGTTTCTTGTGCAGGGTTTGGTATTTCCGGTAGTCGGCATCGGAGAGGACCTCGCCCTTGCTAACCTTCATCACCAGGGTGTTGTACATTTTCAGGTCAACGAGCTCGCCAGCTGCGAGGTTTTGCTGGATGACGTCGGTTGTCTCATTAATGTCTTTCATGCCCTGGTCAACTTTTCCTTTCGAATCTGTTTCGCCAGATCCTCACTGTTTCCTCGTCATAGCCCAATATGCTCGCGATCACCCGGGCAGGCTGCTTGAGGCCCAGGAGGAACATCAGTAACATGACCTCGCCGTACGTCATGTGTGTCCCGGAGAATAATGTGCCGGTCCGCTCGGTAAACCAGCGTCCACATTTCTTGCAGGTGACCCGTTTCCCCATAAGAAATATATCTTGCTGCTTCTCGGTGAGAACGCGACGGCAGGACGGGCAGGCGGGAGCGGCCGGGTACAGCTTAGTCAAGAACCATCGACGGCATTTTTCCTCGTCCAAAAGGCTTGCATCAAATTCCTTCACGGCGTCTTCGAGGTGGAGTCGCACATTCCCTGCAATTCTTTCGGGCTCTTCCATTTTTCCATCATGGAATTTCTTCAAAAGTAGTGAATCCTCGCGTTCTTGGCAGTCGTGATGATGCATCTGCCGAGGAGGACCCGCGCTCATGACTTCCTCCCGAGGTAGTAATCCAGGTTATGGTGGAATTCTTTCGGGAAGATCTCGTTGATATGCTTTTCAGTGCTCTCCATGATGCGCTTTGAGCCGAAAAGACCACCAACACCAGGGCCGAAGAGTTGCAGAATCGGCAACCTTTCTTCGGACTGCCTGACCCAGACTCCAAGGTGACCCGACTTCATGCGGGCAATGAAAGGTTTGTTGCCATACTTTCCCGAGACAACTTTCCTTCCTGAAGACGCTTTAACCCTTACCGTCACGTCCCCGCCGTAACGCTGCCAACCGCTTCGCGTTGCCCTCTTCGTGTACTGGAATCCGCCCTTGGCTGTCTTCACCCCTGTCTGCTTTGCATCGAAGCCGGCGAGGGCAAGACCGAGTCCGGTACCGGTGATCACCGCCTCGATGGAATAGCCCTTGGGTCTTGTCGACATCCTGAGAAACTTCCTCAGGTCCTTTGCCTTGATGTTGTATTCTGTCCGGATCTCTCGCGATGCATGTGTGATGGCAGAGCTGGATACGCGCTCCAGAGATTTTCTAGATGCCGCGATGACCTTCTGAGGATCAAATATCTCCAAGGCTTCCTTGATGCCGAGCAGTTGTATGTTGAATTCATCTTTCATGCTCCGAACCTCCTGGCCCGGTAGTCTCCCGCCTTGATCTCGATGATCTTGCCACCGGTGAGTCTCGATGATATCCTCTGACCCAAGATGGCAGGAATCTCCTTCATCGACAGGTTGGTGGTGACGATCGTTGGCCTCATGTCCCTGTACCTTCGATCGATGATGAGATACAAGGTAGAGATCGACCACTCACTGGTCTTTTCTGCACCCAGGTCATCCAATACGAGATACTTGAGACGCGAATACCTGTCCATGATGTCCCGTTCGTCCGGTCCCCCAGGCCTGTAGCAAGCGCGAATGTCAGCCAGAAGCTCGGGGACCGGAACAAAGCGGGCGTCGTCCGCGTAGCGGATGCGTCCGTTCCTCACCAACTCGCGCAGAACACCTACCGCCAGATGTGTTTTCCCCGTTCCCGTGTCACCCGTGAGGACCAGATCGAACGGATTCGCTGCACAAGATCTGCATGCTGCAATGATTTGTGGTTTGCCCTCGTAACTATCGAACGAGCAGGTAACATACCTGCGTCCTACGCCTATCGAGCGCAGAATCGGTTCCGGGTTTCTCCCGGGCTGTTCCGGAAATTCCTTCTTAGCCATTTCAGCATCGGAGGTCGCTCCGGTTTTAACATCAGTCTTGAGATTCTCCGTGTTTACACGCTTCAGGATCCCGTTGAGCTGATCCAGGATGTTATTCGGACAGGTCGACGGGGTGCTGATGGCTTGCTGCTCCACTCTCGGCATTCCTATTGCCATTTCCACTTGATCCTCCTTGCGGGTATTCGTCCTCCCATCCCTTGCGGTTCAGCCAAGTTGCCGGATGCGGGATGTATCTCCCGTCCTCCCTGGTCCAGTCTTTCGAGGTCTTGGCCCGCTGTACGGCTGATAGAATCTGCTCTATCAGGAGCTCGCTCGGATTGATTCTGGCCCAGGCTTTCTCGGCGTCGCCTTTTGCCTTCTTTTTCGGATAGGCATCCCAGAACTCCCCAAATCTCCTCAGTGTGCCCTGCGCCCTCGCCCGCTTGGGCGTGTTAGGGGGAAGGGGGTTATCAGGAAAGAGGAAGGGGGAAGGGGGAAGGGGGGAAACCAGCACCATACAAGTATCATGCTCGCACGGTGCTGGTATGGTGCTCGCACCTTCCTTCACGTTAGGGCTTTGCTCTTGTGCAAATCCCGGAATTTCCAAGAATATTTCATCACCATACCTATACACTACTATGAAGCCTCGCGTGTTCAACTGGTCCAGGAGCTTGCATATGTCGATATCGTCATATGGTAATGCTTCTGCCTTGATGCGTCTCGGACGATATTCAAGGCGCCCTTCCCGGTCGGCAAGGCACCATAAACCCGTGAGGAGTATTCTGGCTAGAGGTTCACATTCTGCCAGAAGATCGTCTTTATAAAATCCCGGCTTGACGTTACGGGCCCTCAATTCGGTCTGCCTCCTCTCCATGCGGATGCTCTTTCTGAAGCGCGATCCTGACGATATTGTCCACCTTCTGCCCGATGGGATCGAGTGAGTACCGTCTCACAAGCTTCCCCCCGGCCTGCGCATGAGCAATTTCCTTTGCCGTACTTTGGCCTATATACCCCTTGTAATCGACAACGAATATCTCATCCGCGAGGTCGATTTTGCGAAGATGCAGGGCGTCCATTTCCTGAGCACACCCCTCGTACTCTGCAAGGTGGTCTTGCGGGAGTTCCCCGGATGGTGACGTGTACCACATAGGAACCAGGTGCAACCCCATCGCAATGGCGAGCTCATCGCGTTCGATAAGCCACCCGCAGACAGCCATGATGTCGACAAAACGAGAAGAACCACAGAGGCATACAATTTTGGGCCCTTCGGGCAGATGCCGGGTTGCTCCGCATACCCGGCATCTTTCGTGCTCGGGTTTGCCCGTGTCTTGGTTAAATTGTGTTTTCCACTGGTGTTCAGTTGGTTCCAGATGGGTATCCGGTGACTCGGCCAGTGTCGAGCCACACTCTTCACACACCTCACAGGTCTGAACCCCCATGGAGCTCCAAGCTGTTCTTGATCCGCACTTGCATCGGAAAAACCTCATATATCACACTCCTTGCCGCCTTCTGTAGTCGGCCCAATAGGGACTTCTAAGCCAATCGAAGAAGCTCAAACCGCTCTCAGAATCAAGATATGCTCTATACCTCTTCTGGCTTCTCGTGAGGGCCTTTGGCCCGGTTGTATCTGCATTGGGTGTTCGTCGTTGGATAACGCTTCGAGGGACACACACCCGCTTTTCCCCGATATCCACGCCACGTCACGCCCGAAATTGTTGGGCGCCGGCAGAATGGTTGTTATCGTGTGTCCGGTGCTGGTGATGCCATCTCCGATGATAGCATGATAATTGACAATATCACCGACATTGAATGTCTTAGCCATGCCTCTTCTCCTCGACTACAGGCCTTACCTTGTCCACGGTACCTCAGTTTCAGTCATGCCCTCAAAGGAAGGCTGCGTTGGGATCTCGAAGAAACCGAGGCGGCCGGGAAACACCCTGAACTCCTGTGACTCCGGATTTTTGAGCACGTAGCCATAGGGTCCGGAAAACCAGGGAGAATTGTGTCGCTGGACACAGTCAAACAGCTCCACACTGCCAATTATGCCCCCTCGGCGAAACTCCCCTTTGTCCAGCAAATCACGGACGGGCAGCGAGAAATTGAAGATGTTCTGCCTGGCATCCAGTCACCTGAACCCTTCCCAGTCGAATTTTCTCGACGCATGCACCAAAAACCTTCCTCGGAACTTCGTCGGCCAGGTTCTGTTTTCGACGTCCTTACCGCCATGGATGATGGCCCACGCCCAGGGCTGTTGAATGGAAAGTGCTATCATGCGGATCTCCGCATCGCGATTTCATGGAGCCGAGTTTCGAGTTCCTGATTTACGACCTCATATATCTTGCTGGATCGTCGGCCTTCCTTCTCGAGCCGGTCCAGAATATAACGCAGCCCGTAGGGGTTCATCTCACTGATGTTGCACCACGCACCCGATTTTGTCCTGTAATACCATTTGGTCCTATCGGCATTGAATGCGAACGCCAGCTTGTGCTCACCCTGAGATCGACTATGAAAAGGCTTTTTCTCGTTTTTAGCCCGGGTCCTTTTGCTCACGGCGCACCTCCGGCATTATTTGCAGCATTTGTGGCGTTCAAACGCAACGAACGCTGCAAATTTGGCCTGTTTTTCCGTGTTTTTCTAAATGGAAATTTGGTGGTAAGTGGTTGAATTACTTCAAGATGTATTGGTGGGCCGTCAAGGATTCGAACCTTGGACCAATTGATTAAGAGAGAACTGAGAAAAAATAAAAGGTTAATTATCTTCATCACTTACAACCTTCATTTGTTGCGTTTGTTTTGTGTACCCATACGATAGTTTTTCGACTTCCTTCTTGATGTGCTCCCTCGATAGATGGCCGTAAAACTTGATCGTTGTATTAATACTTTCGTGACCCATCAGGACCTGGACGGTAGCCAGGCTCATGCCGGCCTCGAGGCAACGGCTTGCATAGGTGTGGCGCAGGTCATGGAGATTCACGTCATGCAGTCCGGCCGCACGGGCATGTTCCAGGAACATGTGTGATACCGTCTGCGGGCGCCACCGGGGGAAAAGCCTTTTCCCGCGCTTCGGGATCCTGTTGAAGACTGCCCTCGCCTTCTCGTTCAGATCGATGATCCTGAATTTCCCGGTCTTTGTGTTCCTGATGACGATGTGATCGGACTTCACGTCCTCCTTGCGGTTCAGGTTAACCAGCTCGGCGCAACGACAACCCGTGTGCAGATACGCTTCGACCATCATCAATAACTCCGGATCCGGCTTGAATTTCTTTTGATCGTTTGCCTGGACACTGAGGATCTTCGTTATCTCCCTGTCGGTTAATACCCGTGGGGGCTGCCACTGGACCCGGCTTTGCTTGACTTTGGCATACGGGTTCTTGGTGAGATATTCGTGGTCAACACCATATTGAAATATGCTCTTGAGATGGCGGATATAGACATTCAGGGACGTGTGGCCGCACGTCTCGAGCTGCTTCTCGTGAAATGACGATATGATCAAGGAAAACCGCTTGACGCTGTCCACTACAAGAGAGCCCACGCGCACCGTGACGGCAGAGTCCGGCACCTGGTACTCAAAATCGCACAGCTTCGTAAGAACCAGTTCATCGATCCTGATCGTCTCATCCTTCTTCCATTGTTTGGCCAACTTCAGGTAAAGCTTCTTGTACTCATCGAGGGTATAGTCACCCTTCTTCTTTGATATGAAGAGTATGTTTTCCTTGAGGTGATTGAGATATTCTTCTTTCTTGATATTGAATATCTTTAGGGCGGTGGCCTCGTCTCTGACACCGAGGGAGACCCTTTTCATGCGGTCATAATAGATGTAATAATACCCGTTCGGCTCCTTCTTCAGGATCGGATATTCATGTCTCATCGCTACATTTATATCGCTGGGGCTCTTTTTTGTCAACGAACCGCCCTCCTCCGGTTAACAAGGTTTAATAGCTTGATCTTGTCTTCCTCGAGCCAGGTGTCGATCGATGCCCGATCTATCAGCCATTTGCCGCCCTTGCGGGTTCCGTAGATCACGCCGGCGTTCACGTATTTCATGAGGGTCTTGTCGGACAGGCTGACATATTGTGTGGCTTCGGCGAGCGATAGCCACCTGCGCCCGTCCTTAATTTGGGCAGTCGCCGCTGTCTTGATGGTCATTTCCTTCTCCCAATAAACTGGATTAGACTCAAGACAAAACTGAGAAGGAAGATCCCCATGAAGAGACCCATGAAAAAGATGAGGTACCTGTTCATAATGTCACCGTTATGTTCAATGCTGCCGCACATAGCCAGTAGAAACCGTGCCGGGTATCACCATGGACAAAGAATGTAGCAGAAGCGAGAAGAGAGAGCGATATGATCAGGTATGCGAAATATATTCCCTGGAAGAAGCTCATTCGACTTTCTCCCGACTCGCCAGGCCGAGGATCCGTCTGACGGAATCCTTCCACCGGATCTTCGGATTATCCTTCAAATCTTCATACAGTCTCTGGACAAATCTTGCCTGGCCATCCTGGTACTGCTCTACTCCATGGAGGAATGTGTAATCTTGGGGTAACCAGGTGCTGAAATCCACACGGCTGTTGATCCTGTTCATCATCCCGATCCAGATCGTGTCCGTCACGAAGGGCTCTACCGCTTTCACGGTCATTCGCACGTTTCTGTCCAGATATGGTTCGCATGATACGGATGTCCTAAAGCCGGCCACCTGAGCGTATTCCAGGGCAGCGAGACGTTCCCAGCGCGCCGGAGCTCCCGGCTCCCAGAAAGATAAGATCTCATCATCGAGACTTCCGATTGTAAACCTGAAGGTGATCTGGCTCCTGAAGTTTACAAGGTCCTCGCAAAGCCTGGAAATTACGGCATAGTGTGGTTTCGTGACCAGTAAAACGTGATTTTCTGCCGTCAGCCAGCCGCGGAGGTAGTCTATATTCAGTGCGATATGCTCCGGCATGATATCGTGGGTTGTGGGAAACATGATTCTTCCGGGAAGTTTGACGGGTCTCGCCGTAAAAGCCCGCCGGTTCAGCTCCATGGCCGTCCAGTGTTCCGGCTTCAGGATTCGCTTGTAACGCAACGCATCGGCCCTGGCGTAACAATACCGGCAATTGTGGGAGCAGCCTATGAAGATATTCTTACTGTGTTCGGCCCACTCTCGAGTACCAGTCTTATTAGGCATGGATCCTTCTCCAGTAGTCGTCGCCCTGGTCTACTCCCCGCTGAGCTATCACAAGGTATTTGCGCACGCTGAACGGCTGGGCCTCGAAGAAATTCATAACCTTTCCTCTTTTCGAGGAGCGTTTCAGGATTCCCTTCTTACGGTCGAAAACAGCATATAGGACCTTAGGCATTTTTCGCTCCCGGAAGGTCCCTGCTGCAACCCCCGCAGGCTTCAAGTATTGGCGACAGCATGGTGGGATGCGGGTCTTTGAAATATTGGTCTACGATATACAAGATCTGAGCATCGATGTTTCTGAATTCCTTCTTTGCGAGGGCCATGAGATTGTCGAGGATCTCCGTGTGATCGGTGAATTTTACGATGACAGCAACATCGCCTACATCGAGGCCAGCTAGCCCTTCCGTTACACTGGAAAGAGGATTGAGACGATCCGGATTGAGGATACCCGTTTCCCTTTTGCAGGATTTTGTTCTCGGTTCCTGGGTCTTCGTTTCACTCAGGGCCCCTTTTGTTTCAGTTGGGGTCGGAACTTTCTTTTCCCGGGGCAGATACCTCTTTTTTTGAATGTACTCCCCGTTCTTTTCGGTGTAATGCCTGTGGCAAAGACCCTGGATCCAAGAAACCTTTTCGCATCCGGGGATGCTGCATTTCTTTTTCGACATATCAGCCTCCTTTTCCCTTATGCCCTGTGCAAGTTGCAACGGGCTTTGTCCATTATTGCTAAGATTCTTAGCAGCGGTGGGACATATGGACCCTTCTGCCATGATTTCCTGTGTGGCCCCTGTCTCTTTCTTCATTTCCCGCTCTTTGAACGGCCATCTTGCGTTCACTCCATCGATCGCGACATTGCCACAATTCCGGCAGTGGATTTCGTTGCCTTCCCGCTCGGTTTCGGAACGGTCACATTTTGTGCATACCAGGGTCATATCATTTCGTCTTCAGCATCTCTTTAGGCACTTTCCCCTTGAGGTCGATGCCGGATTCCAGGATAAGACGGATCAGGTCCTTCTTTTTCAGGGAGTCATACTTCTCGCTCTTGAGCTTGAGCGTTGTCGATGCGAATTCCTTCACCTCGGGGCTCTCGAGAAGCTTCAATTCCTTGCAGATGCCGAGGATCTCCGGGATGGTCTTGCGTTGTAGGAACTCCTTGTGCAGAACCCACTCGGCCGCGATATCGATACCCAGGTGTTTCGCCATCTGATGCTTGACGTTCAGACCAAAGCCGATTTGCATGTCATCGAGAGTGAGATAATTGGCGACGCGCCTGATCCAGATCCTAATTTCCTCGTCTTCCATAGCCTCAAGCGCTTTCCATACCTTGTCCTGTTCGTTCCACTCATGTTTGATGCCCATGTCTTTCAGAAACCAGCCCCGGGTGCGCTCGCTGTTGTTGATGAGGGCTTGGGCCACGATGCGCAGGACAGGGGCTTCATCGAAGGGCAGACCATGCGCCACCGCGGGGATCCTCTCCCGGTAGAATTTGTCCTGGAACTCGGGGCCGATGTCGCTTACCCTGGTGTTCTTGCCGTTGGCCCCGGATCCGGACTTATCTTTTCCTGATATAACCGATCGGTAGCATTGCTTGTCACCGACGCAGCTCCTCTCGTAAGAAACGCGGCCGCTGAGTTCGATGATCGACACAAAATTCTCACATTCCAGGCATTGCAGCAGCTGGTTTGCATGCTGACCCCAGAAGGCATTGAATTGGTCCCACTTAACTTCGTCGCGCAGCCTGAAACCTCTGGTGTGAAATTTCATTCCGGCCTTTGTCTCGGACCAGTGTCCTGTGAGGTAGTCGACCTGCTTTTCCTTGAAGCACTTCGAGTTGAGACAGAGGACCTTTTTTCTGGTGAAGTCGGTTCCGAAGATCCCTGCCTGCACGGATGTGTTCATGGTGCAGGTCTCACAGTCTCCGGCATCGAAGAGGGCGGTGCTGAGCTCGGGAGAACGGTCATCAATCGCTTCTTTCAGGCCGGCGACCGACCCACCTCTAAATCCGCCAACCGTCTCCTTGTAATATTGGAGTATGTCTTCCTTGCACGACAACCTCATGAGTTGCTCGAGGTGCCCGAGAGAGATCTTGCCGTCACGCCACCCGGTCAATACCTCCTCTGGAAGCGTCAGGATCCGCACGCGCCGGCGAATGTATCTCGGGTCGGAACCAATCTTGCCCGCCAGGTCCTCTATGTCACCGCCCTCTTTCGCATAGGTCTCGAATGCCCGAGCTTCTTCCAAAGGATCTAGGTCCTCTCGCTGCAGATTCTCGATAACCATGATATCGAAAGCTTCCTGATCACTGAGTTCCCTGATGATCGCGGGGATCGTCATGGCGCCTGCTGTTGTGGATGCCCTCCATCGCCTCTCGCCGGCAACGATTTCGTACTTCTTCTTATCGTCTCCAAAGTCGATCCGCGGTCTTACGATGATGGGCTGCAGCACACCTTTTTCCCGGATCGATAAAACCAGGTCGGTGAAAGGGGCGTCGTTGAACGTCTTTCGCGGGTTCCTGGGATTGGGCAGGATCTCTTCCAGGGTCAGGTGTGAAATTACGTGGGCCCGGGGGATGTCTTCGTTGACCGGCGGGATCTTTTCGGGCACCGGCTTTACGGCTTTCTTCTTGCTCACTGTGGGCTTGCTCGCTTTCTTGGCTACGGCCACGACTGACCTCCGGAATTGTTGGAGGCCCGGTCCCGGGATGGAAGAACCGGGCCCCTGGGGGGTGTATGGGAAACGCCTGGTACGCCGTTTGACATCCTGGTAGGACGAATCTTATTGAGAGCCAGGTTGAAGAGGCCTATGTTATGATTCCTGATATAGAAGCGTGACTTGTACTTGTTTCCGTCACTGTCTGTAAAAACCATTTCGAATAGCAGTGAATCGTCGCGCTGCTCTACGGGCAAAATGCTCTGGATGAAGATCTCTTTCCCCAGATCGCTCATTCCGACACCCCCGACGTATCCGTCTTGCCGCCATCGGCCTGCGTCTCGATCGGGGTCCTGTCAGACCGGATCGGCATGATACCGCAGATATAGTCGGTGGAGTCCAGGACCACCATGCCGTACTTTCCGGGATACCGGATCACCAGCTGGTCGCTATCGATGTGCTCGATCGCATCCAGGAGTTGCTTCAAGTTGAAGTTGAAATTAAAGGTGGTCTTGTTCTTGAAATCGCAGTCGACGGTCTCCTGGGCGTATCCTTTCTCCGAGTCCATCCGGACCGTCAGGACGCCGGCAGACGCCCTTGTGACCTTCACCGGATCGTTCTTCGTCGCGAGTACTGCCATCCGGCAAAGGCACTCCAGAAAAGGGACCCTCTTCACAAATGCGATGTTATAGTCCCCCGTGGATGCCAGGATGCTCTCATAATCGGGATATTTGTCCTGGAGCGTCCTGAAGATGACGGTGGCCTGGGACGTCATGAACTGGACCCTGGCGTCGTTGATGATAACCCCGACGTCTGCATTCTCATCGAGGATTTCTTTCAGCAGCTTGATGTTCCTGCCGGGGATGACTATCTGGGGACTATCCGGGATATCTCCCACATCTTTCTTGAGGAGGGCCATCCTGAAACCGTCCGTGGCGCACATCCGGAACTCGCCCTTCTTCATCTGGATGAGCACACCTGTGAGGATATATCTGGTATCATCGACGGACACGGCATAGAGGACTTTGCTTATCCCTCGGAGGATATCCTTGGCAGCGATGGTGAAGGCCTCCGTGTCGTTCAATACCTCGATGCTCGGAAAGTCTTCCGGATCCGTCAGGGCAAGACCGATCTCTATCCTTCCTTGTTCAATCCGGAGGATATTCCCCTGATCGTCGCGCTTCAGAGTGATCTCCTGATCCCCGAGGGTGCCGAGGATCTCAGAAAGTGTGCCGGCGGGCGCAACGAGCTTCACGTTTTCGTCGTCACTCCAGTCGGGGTTGAAATTGGTCAGGCCGGTGATTGCCGACACTTCCAAGTCTGTGGCCGAGATCTTCCCGTGCTTGCTGTTGAGCTCGAACAGGACGGACCGACAGATGGCCATGAGTGTCTTATGCTTTGTGATCCCCTTGAGGAGATCGACTTTACCCTGGAGGTACTGCCGGTCGAAGGTTATTTCCATAAATTCTCCTCATTGCGAGGGAGCCCGCTGTCGTGCTGGGCGTCATAAGTTGAGCGGGCCCCCTCAATACTGTAGCGTTCCGGAAGCATCGCAACGCGGCCGGGCCGGTGGGCTTCCCTGGGGTTATTCCAATGATTGCCAAATCCCTTCATCACCATCAGGATCATCAGGAAGATAATGACCGCCACGACGACGCCGTTGAGGATCTCCGACAGGCGATCTCTCCTTCTTTCTGTCGTCAATTTTGCCAAAAGCCTGTCATCCAAAATGAGGACAGGCGAACGCGAGCAAAAATTTTTTGAGGTCATCGGATGGACTCCTTCACGATGTGTAGAAGAGCGCCGATGGCGCGAATAGCCTCGTGTCCCTCATGGATTATCCTCTTCGCGTCCAGGTTCGAGATCCTGCCGTCCATTAGACTCTCAGACGTAGCCTGCGCCACATCGGAGAACTCCTTGATTGTCTGTATAAGCGCGTCGTTTACTGTTGAGCCATCGCCCGGTATCGGCATTTGAAAACAAACCAGGTTGAACCGGTGATTCAGGTAATATACGGGAGACAAGGCTTTTGATCGGGGCAGCTCGAGGCGGAGAGCGGTTTCGACAACGGTGGCGATCCTGTCAAGCGGGTTGTATGCTCCGCTGTCCGTGAAATCGATATGCGGTTCCTGCCATTTGCCCACCAAGCTGCCGGAGACACCGAGCGCCTTGGCGTGCTCGACGGTCTTCCCCTGGATAGCGTCCTGCATGGCTTCATATGAATGCATTACAAGACCCCCTCTGGTACATAATAGAAACCTTGCGCGTTCTCTGGGATTGTATACGCGTGAAACTATTTGACATACGCCCCCGCCCCGTGACAAAATCATCTTGTCGAAGGAATAATCCGCCACGTTTGCGGGCGGGGGAGATCGTGTTTTGAAGGAGGTTATTCATGGCCGATGTCCTTGATGGTGTCGAGATCGAGCTTCCCTGCGAAAACTGTGGCCGCGTAACGAAGAAAACAATCGGATGGATAAAGCGTAACGCGCAGTACACCTGCACGTGTGGAACTCTTGTCCGTCTCGATGCGGACCAGTTCAGAAGGGAAATAGGGAAGGTCGATCGGAGTTTTGCAGATTTTCAGAGCGCATTGAAGAAGTTTAATAAATGACCTAAGAGGGCCGCTATCGGGGATTATTTTCAAGGTCACGGTTTCGGAAGGGCTCATGAGAGACTCCCTTGGAGATACGCTTGATAAGGAAAGGCAAGGGGTTTCCTGGAAGGGTTTTTGAACACGCTCGTGAGCGCGGCCCCCTTGCCTTGTGTGCGTAATGATATGAAGCTAAATTCGATATTTCCAACTATTCCAGTGATCCCTTCCATTGGAAACAATGGTATTCCAGTATGCTGACATTTGTCAAGATAAATTTAACTGGAGTTTCCCCAGTTTTTCCCT